GTGTTCTGGAGTTTGAGAGTAAAAGATTACTCCCTGCCATAAGAGCTACCGCCTAAAATTTTGGCGCTTACAGCTAATATGGGTATTCCTTGCTCGACTGCGTAATTAAACTCTTTTTCTGTATAGCTATCTCCATCTTCTGCTATAGAACCATATCTACCAGCCACCACCAAGACATAGTAATCACTTTCATTTAATATAGTTTTAATATATTCAAATTGCTCCGAATCAGCTGCAGGAAACATTTCCATACCTGCCGGAAAACAATCTAATTCAACTATTGCTTACATAATGGCTTTTCGTTCTTCTACTAATCTGCATAAGTTGAACTTATAAAAATTTGATACCTTTTTTCCATACTCCTCCTCGTACATTAGCTAACAATAATACTCTAGTTCTCATAAAGAATTAAAGTAACTGTTTCCATATTTGAAAAACATTTTTTTATTAAATTTAAGAAACTCAGAATCACTTTGACAGGATAAATACTTCCATTTAGCATAAAATCAAGTTTTCTTTGAAAGAGAAACTCTGCCAGACATGCGCTGGCTGTAAAAGATTCACAAAAAGCATTATTAAGCCTTTTCGAATCCATTATCGTCTCTGTCCGAAAGGATGCCAAGTTTCATCTTCTTAACTTAGAAATGATAATTCGACATTTGTTTCGACATTTGTTGAGGGAATAATAATGATGGCGGAAATATATAGTTGCCCCTTGGTGGATTTCCAATAATAACTGCCCCCTCAAATACACTGCAAGCCACTGCATAACCTACTAAATATTTACTTTCTATTTCCTCTTTCTTTTCTTATTCTCTTTTTCGCATTCTCACCAACGACCTTAATAGTTTCCATATATGCCTGCTCCACCGGTGAGACTGTATTTTTTTGGTATTTTCTATACTCTTCCTTTGCTTTTTTCACTGCCTGATCATGACTCACTTTTCCATATCCCGCAAGCAGCTTTCTATTACCTGATAATAAAATAGCATCCAACTGGTCAACATAATCTTTCATGTACATTGGCTTATGCTCGATTGCACTAATTTCAGCCAAATCAAAATAACCAGAAACAAGATTATTCAGAACTTTTAATTCTTCCTCATTCAGATAATTTTTTGCAATACTAATATCCTTTAATGCCGGAAGTTCTCCCGAAAATGTAGTAAGCCCCATAAACGGCTTTTCTGAATCTGCCCGTTCGTGTATCACTTCTGCCGCTGTATGACCATGAGCCGCGAAATGCAGCTTGTTTTGCACTATCTTAAAGAACTCTATTGAATCTTCACTACGAGGATCGTAATCTACACTTGTGGCATATAAATCAAGTACTTGTCGATACAATACCTTTTCGGATGAGCGTATATCTCTAATGCGTTCAAGCAATTCACGCCAGTAATTGCCACCGCCATTGCCTTTTAGCCTTTCATCATCCATGGTAAAGCCTTTAATCATGTATTCCTTTAAGCGCTCTGTCGCCCAACGCCGAAATCTCGTGGCAATCGATGATTTTACTCTATATCCAAGAGATATAATCATGTCAAGATTATAAAACGGTATATTCCTTGCAACCTCTCTACTCCCCTCTTGGCGAACCTGTCGGAAATTCCGACAGGTTGACTGCTCATCCAGTTCACCCTCTTCGTAAATATGTTTTATGTGCTCAACCACATTAGTTCTGGAAGTTTGGTACAAGTCTGCCATTTGCTGTTGACTCAACCAGACGGTTTCATCCTCAAATTTTACTTCTATGTGTGTTAGACCATCTTCTGTTTGATAAATAATAATTTCACTTTGATTCTCCATTCAATCACCTGCCTTTTATCATTTAATATTGTCTACTTCTTGACCAGCATATATCATCACTTGCAGATTATAATGATGATTCATTTCAAAATTCAACTGTCGAAAACCTTAAGTTCGAACTATCCGGGATTTCCGGATAATTCGCTTTTACGTCAATTAAACGATGGTATAAACTTTTCAATTTACTCACAGATTATATTTATCATCAAACCGTTATACTTTTTATGATATTATTTAATGCTTCGAATCTCAACTTTCTACTTCCCAAGTCTGTTGAAGCTCTTATCCCGGATGAGTAGTTACGTATATTCATATCTTTTTCATCACTTGCTATATCCTCTTTAATTGCTTTTTGAAGATTAGTGACTTTATTACTAAAATCTATTAATACAATGTTTAACTTTTCCCTTATATCCGAAGAAAATGGCACTTTATTATTATATTGAGCCATTACTAAAAAAAGCGTATAAAAATCTGTCATATTACGCCACCTGGTTTTTTTTATATTAGGTAATACTTGTAATATTTCTCCTATCACGCTATCAAAAACATGCTTTACCTCATCACCTTCACTAAACTCTTCTTCATACAATTTATAGTAATAATCTAATTTTGCCTTTTTATTTTGATGACCATTTAAAAATGCTATAGCTAATTCACTTATAAATTCTGAATCTAACATTCGACGTATTTTTTGTGGAGTGAATAACCCTATATCTTCCCAATATGTTCTATCAGCAATCTCATTTATCATTATAATAAACTCACCAGAGTAGGTGGCCTGTCTAAGTTCTTGTTGATTTAGCCTTTCGTTATTTTTGTTAATTCGTTTAAATATATTTCGTATAGTTTCTTCATCTATATCCGGTAATAATCTTATTACAAATTTGTATTCAAAGAATTTCTTTTTATCATTTGGGGATAACTCATCAAATGTTAGATTCCCCCACTCTTCGCTTGTTTCCGAAGGAACAAGCGAAAACTCATTGTTAATAAAATCTAATACTGCCCGCAATCTTTGCTGTCCATCTACAACTACAAATTGGCTTTCTCCCTTGTCATTCACTTTTTCTTGAAGATATATCTCAGGTATTGGATAACTTCTTAAAACTGAATCTATTAAATAACTTTTTTGGTTAACCGTCCAAACGGGATTTCGTTGGAACGTTGGCTTAATAATTAAACCATCTACTTCCTTACTCCTTTGATTAAACCATGCAATGTTTTGCTGGGTACTTCCCAAATAATCCTTCATTATGCATCTCCTCCTAAAATTATACTTTGGCATTCTTTTATGCTATTAATTTGATAGTCCCGAAATGATTTATTATCTTTATAAATTCTAAAGTTTATTTCTCTACTGTCTATAGGTGGGAAATTCCTTAATTCAGTAATGATAGCATTCCATTGCTTTCCGAAAGATAAAAGTGGCAATATTTTATCAGTAGCTATAGTTCCCCAATAAATCAATCTATTTTTATGCTCTTCTAAAGCATTTTTCATATTATTATCTAGTTTATAATACTTCTGGTTGCGAAGTTCATGCCAAGCTATATCAAAATAATAATTTGATATTATTCCTACATCAATGTCCGAAGTTTCTCTAAACTTTCTAAAATTTTTCCTGGGGTTCAAACTATATCCCACACATGCTGAACCAGTAATTATAATATCCCTAGCATCTACCTGAATACCCGATGCTAATTTATGTTTCCAATCATAGTATTTCATACTATCACCTTCAAAAATATTGGGAATCCCCTCCATTATCCACTTGGAAACGAATACATCTGGCGGTATTCTAATTATATCATTTTTAATTTCTTCTAAAATTTCGTCTATATTTTTAGCTTTATCCATTGTCAATTTTTCCAAACTTCTCTAAATTTTCTTTAAAATGACTTTTCAAAATCATCATTATATTATGGTATATATTTTCTACATCTGGTTTCAATCACTAGATTTTCTTATTTTGCAGCACCTCTCTCATTCCGGCACAATTCGACACAAACCTCGACATTTGTTAAGGTGGTGATTCAAATGCCCGAAAGGCGGAATAAGACCTTGGCGAAAGTATTCTTCTTTCTGCCAACGTAGTCCTGCTACTTTTTCTCGAGCTTTAACTCCGTCCTGTTTTTATATTGTGCCATAACCAGGCACACTACTTTTCATTTGTTTTCTCTTGTAAAAAATGAAGTGAATTCAAATAATCTTTTTCCACATCGCTAAGTGTCCTTGCTTTATATTTCCGATATTCATCTGTTGCTTTATCAACTGCCTGTTTATGTGAAATACTTCCATTTCCTTCTAGCAACTGCTCTCCACTCATTGTCAAAATACGGTCCAGATGGTCTGACCAGTCCTGCATGGTCATAACTTGTTGCCTCTCTGCCTGGCGCTCTGCAAAATCCAAATATCCGGATACCAACTGCCCCATAGCGCGAAGTTCTTTCTCATCCAGATAATTCTTCGCTATAACGGCTTCTTTTAATGTAGGCTGTTTTCCTGCGAAGGTAGTCAGCCCCATAAACTCTTTCTCTGCATCCGCTCTTGTATAAATAACCTCTGCTGCAGTTTGTCCATGAATCGCATAATGAATTTTATTCTGGACTTTTTTAAAAAAACGGATTGAAATCTCTGCATGTGGATCATAGTCAATACTCGTAGCATAAATTTCCAGTACCTGGCGGTAAAACACTTTCTCAGACGCACGAATGTCTCGGATGCGTTCCAGCAATTCCTTGAAATAGCCGACACCGCCCAGATTCTTCAAGCGTTCATCATCCAAAGCGAATCCCTTCCTCATATATTCCTTCAAAATACTGGTCGCCCAAATTCTAAACTGTGTACCACGCTTTGACTTTACACGATAGCCAACGGAAATAATAACATCGAGGTTATAAAATTCTACCGGCTTGTCCGAATTTGCAATGTGCAAATTTTGCACATTGCCTGCTTTCTGGAGTTCTCCTTCTTCAAAAACATTTTTAATGTGCTTTGAAATTACTGAACGATCCCTTTGAAATAATTCAGCCATCTGAGCCTTTGACAACCAGACGGTATCACCGTCAAAGGCCGTTTCAATTTTTGTCAAACCATCCTCGGTGGTATAAATAAGCATTTGAGATTTTTTTCCTATATCATCACTTAAATTCATTATATCACCTCATTTCCCTAAAATGAACCTTCTGTTTTAAACTATCCGGATTTTCCGGATAGTTGACTCCTGTGCCAGCTCATCATCCATATTTTTTTAAGGTAACAGTATTAACATCCTTTTACTAACTACCAACCTATAATCCGTTTAAAAATATCAACATTTGAAATATAGATTCATCAAAATCAAACCGTAAGAATAATTAGATATGCAGCATTTTCTTATACAATTTGTGCTTCACGTTTTCGACAATAAGCAACATGTTTCGACATTTGTTGAGTGGATAATAATGATGGCGGAAAGGCGCAATTCTCCCCAAGTGGAAACAATATAATCATCTTTATGCCTCACTTTACTCCGCTTGATGTTCTAATTCTAGCAAAAACTTATCATAGTCTGACATAAATAATCTATCCTGAACAATACGATATTTTTCAAACTCAGTCTCTGCATGAAGCTTTGCCTGTTCTGCACTGACTTTTCCCGGTCCCATCAGCAGTTCATTCCCGTTAAATTCTAGAAAACCATCAAGACGCTTTGCCCAGTCCTCCATACTCATTGGTATTCTTCGTTCCGCCTGTAACTCAGCATAGTCGAGATACAGTGAAACGATTCTCTGTAAATAGGACATTTCCTTTTCGCTCAGATAATTCTTAGCAACGGTAACATCTGCTTTGACAATTTTCCCATCTGGCGCTGATTCCCATGTTGTCAGGCCCATATGTTCTTTTTCAGCATTTGCACGTTCTACAATCAATTCCGCTGCCGTATGCCGATGTACAGCCCAATGCATCTTATTCTGTACCATTTTGAAAAACTGCCGGGTAGTCTTGGCATCTTTGTCGTAATCAAACGCTGTGGCATATAGATCTGTAACCTTTTGATAAAACTTGCGCTCAGATAGGCGTATCTCACGAATATTTTCCAGCTGTCGTTCAAAATATTCATCGGTGAACATATGCCCTTTTTTCAAGCGCTCTTTGTCCATCGTCCAGCCCTGAATTGTATAATCCTTGACAATCTGACCAGCCCATTTGCGGAATCTTACGGCACGGTCGTTGTTCACTTTAAAGCCAACGGCAATGATTGCCTGTAAGTTATAATGTTTCGTACTGTAGGATTTACCATCCGAGGCAGTTATTAAGTATTTCTTAATAACTGATTCTTCTACCAGCTCATCATCTTCAAATATCCTTTTAAGGTGCTGATTGATTGCCGATACAGAAACATCATATAAGGTTGCCATCATTTTCTGCGTCAGCCAGATGTTCTCGTCCTCATAGCGCATCTCAAAACTATCTGAGTTACTACCTGTAGATGCTACATATGTTAAATACTCAGCGGCTGAACTATGGATTGTAATCTCTTTCTTCTTGTTTGTCATATTTTCTTTTCCTCAATCTTTATTTCTTCCAAATATCATAGGTATAAAATATCTCTGCGCTAATCAAATATTCTCTAAGCTCGCGTACATAGTTTCCCCACTTTTCATGGTCAGAAACCATGAATTTCCGAACAACTGACTGTTCATCTAACTCGCCCTCTTCAAAAATATGTTTAATATGCTCGCCTTTTTATGATTTACATCTGTTTCCCTGTTATCAACTGATAATAAACTACCTTTAATAATCCCATTTCTCTCTTACCATACTTCCATTCTTAAACAATATTATAACTTCATTTGATGCCACCGTCCATATACGTTCCACATAAAGGTTGACCAATTCATCTTCATACTTATTGTAATTAGAATATGCTTTCATATGCTTGAAGGGACGTCGAATAAACATTGATTCCTCCCCCTCTAAGAATTTCCTAAGCAGGAGCTCACTTAATTCATCATATTCGTTCTTGATATTTGCATAATATGCCATTAAATCATTCCATACCAAAAATCCCTGCACATTTTCTTGAATAGCCCTAAAAATCATTTTCTTTCGATTTGCCATCTGATCTGCAATTTGCCCTAACTCTACTTGGTCAGAACAGTGCTTTATATGTAATATACGAGAATATGCTCCCCATATAGCTTTATGCAAATCCGTTTCCGGGATGGTAGACAGCTTTGTGCAATATCTGTCCCCATGCAATATGCGGCTCTTGCATCGCCAGACAATGTGTTCTTTTCTATCCCCTTTTCTTGTCACCCGTAGATAATGGTCTCCACAACAGTCGCATATTAGCTTCATTGTGATTGGATATTGGGACGGACGTCCTGCATCTTTTCGTCTATAATAACTGCGACTGAGTTTTTCATTTTGAACATCATAGAATATTTCTTCTGATACAATAGGTGAATGATTGTTTTTAATAAAATATTTAGAGAGTTCTCCATTATTTTTCGATCTCTGTTTTGTCAAATAGTCCACAGTATATGTCTTTTGCAGCAAGGCAGCTCCTAGATATTTTTCATTTGAGAGCATTTTCTCAATCACCGTAGCACACCATTTATTTTTTCCCATTACCGTTTTCATTCCATGTTGTTCTAGATATCTTGCAATAAAGGCACAGCTATGACCGATTAAATACAAGTGGAAAACACTTCGCACAATTTCAGCTTCTTCTGGAACAATTTGGAGCTGCCCATTTGTATCTTTGGTATACCCCATAAAATGATTATGGTTGACCATCAGCTCTCCCCTCTCAAACTTCTGCCGAATACTCCAGCGAATATTTTCACTGGTATTCCGGCTTTCCTCCTGTGCTTGACTGCTGAGAATGGTGAGCAAAATCTCACCAGCGCCATCCAACGTATTGATATGCTCCTTTTCAAAATACACTGCAATGTTCCTAATTTTCAGATTGCGTATTGTAGTAAGAAGGTCAACTGTATTCCTCGCAAAGCGACTAATAGACTTTGTCAAAATCAGATCTATCTTTCCATCCTCACAATCTTGAATCATTTGTAGGAAGCCATCTCTTCTTTTCTTTGCCGTACCACTAACACCTTCATCGGCATAGATACCTGCTAAAATCCACCCTTCCTTTTTGTCAATCTTTTCCCGATAGTAAGACATCTGCCTTGCGTAACTACCAGCTTGTTGATCCAGTTCTGTGCTAACCCTACAATATGCTGCCACGCAAAGCGTTTGTTTCTTTTCTTCTGTAATTTTCCCTATGGGAGAAACTGCAGGGATTTTTAAAACCTGCCGTTCTTCTTTCATTTTCATAATCTGGTCTCCTTTCATCGTTAAACATACCAACATATTCTACAATGAAACAGGACCTTATTTTCATCTGAAAGCAAATATTTCAAACAAAGCAGTAATTGTGCATCAGACTGTGGCACAATTACTGCTTTGTTTAGAAAAAAGATGCATTACAAAAACACTCACACCATTACAAAACATCTTACTCAATATCTATATTTCTACAGTCAAAATTATTTTTAGCAAAAAACGCTATGCTATCAATCAACATTGCTTGTTATAAGATTGTTCTATAATAGCCATAACATCATCAATTTGAGCGAGGCTTTCAAAGAATAATTCCACATCGCCATTTCCCCATCTACCAACTTCAGCTACATCTTTACACAATCCTTTAGGATCATATACTTCACTAAACTTCATATTAATAGCTAAGCGAAGGCGGGATTTTTGGATTACAATATCTACGAAATTGGTATCCACCTTATAGGCAATATATAATTTTTTAAATTCCCGTTTTACATCTGGCGATATATTGATGATTCTCTTATCCAGCTGCTCATATAACATCTCTGTAAAAGGATTCAAAAAATCATAATCATTAAGCGTGTAAATTTTTGAAACTTTTGACTCAGGTCTATATTGAGTCAGAATAGCTTCTGGTAGTTCAGGATACGGCCAAATTTGTTTGCATAATTCAATTAATAAAGCTGCACGCTCTTGAATTAATTGTTCATTCCATTTTGCTTTATCAATGAGAAAACTATTAATTCTCAAACCACTTTCTTTGAAACCGCCTTCCATATTTAACTTTTCAATAAAAGGGCGATCACTCATCTCTGCGTTATAAGCTGTTAATGTTAAATTACCAAGTGTATGGAGATATTTCTTCTGAACCTCTTGCCAATTTTCTCCTAAATCATCTTTCCATTCGCTTGAAAGTTTGGGATTTTGAGGCATAATGTGTTCAATCGTATAATTGGACACGATAATCGGCGATTTGTTTTGGTAGCTTTCAATTTTTCCCAAGATATAATTGCGTAAACGCATATTATAAATATCCTTTATGGACATAGCAGCGGAAAACTCGGTGTCTGTTGGAAATGCTTTATACGATTCCATCAAAATTAGTGCAGCCTTGAAGGAATTTATGTAATCCTCAACTTTGATGACATTTTTCAATGTTGCAAAGGTCTTATTCAATGAATTTGTAGGGATACCACAAATGGCTCGCCGCAAGATATAGCTGACACACAGTTCGCCAATTTCAGAAAATGAATTTAGCGATATAACAGTTTGATTATAATCAGCGTATACTTTAAGCAAGAAAGGATATACAACTTCCATCTGTAACCCTTTTATTTCATTGAAAACTTTATCCAAACAGACCTGACCAGATTTAGCAAACGCCATATTTGTATAGCATACAGCATTATCAAAGATATCCTTACAAAACTCCGCTATGCTTGAAAAGCCACAGTTTACATGGTAAGCTTTAAATTCATCATAAATCTTATTTAGGTTCGGGATCCGTCCGTTTTTATACGTTAGATAATCACGGAAAAACTTATCCATAGAATCGCTTTGTTTTTCATATCCAAATAGCTTTTCCATCGGATACCAAATAGTTTCATAAATATGTGCCTGTTCATCCGTTTCAAGCCCCATTAGTATATAATTGCGGATTAAGTCTGACTGTGATAAATCCATCCCAGTCGAATTTAAGCTTTCAAAGATAAGCTGCGGATCATCCACCGCCCGATCCAATGTGATATTAACGATCTGTAGTTTTCCGATGGCTTCATAGATGTCTTTCGGCGAGATTTCCTGCCCTTTAATCTTTTCCGCAAAATAATTGCAATTGTTAACCAAACGCCTTGAAGATGTCTCATCGGTTTGAATACCTTCGATCAGTTGGAGCAGCGTTTGCCGGTCAGACTGTGTTAAAAGCAATTTATAACGGTCATCGCCCTGCTGGTAGGTATTTTTCAAACACATATCAGTAATCATTGGCGCATTAATGGTCGTATCTTCGGAATGTTCTATGGCATAATTTCGTAAAGCAATCAGCAATAAGGTTAAGGTAGTCATACGCTGTTGCCCATCAATAATCATAAATTTCTGCACGCCTGTAGGCATCACCTGTTCCGCTACATTGACGATGGAGCCTACAAAGTGGCTGTTACGTTTTCCCTTTTGCATATTAACAATGTCTTTCCAGAGCTTCTCACAGTGAGATATTTCCCAGCTATAGGTTCTCTGGTAGACCGGAATGATAAACTGCCTGTACCCGTTGAGTATTTCAAAAATATTGCCCTTTTTTGCATCCATCTCTATGTACTCCTTGGAATTTATTCTCCATTATCAACCCATTGCTCACACTGTCGAATAATGGTGTCCATTGCATCCTCTACACCCTCTGGCGGATATTTATAGCGCTTTAAGAGACGCTTCACCATTTTACGCATTCCGGCGCGGGCGCTTTCTTTCTTCTGCCAGTCAATGGTCCGGCTTTTCCGTAGTTCTTCCGTCAGCTCCCGTGTCATTTGGAGAAGTTCATCGTTGCCATAAAAATCCTTTACTACCTGTGGCTTGGTGAGCGCATCATAAAATGCCAACTCTTCATCAGACAAACCAAGGGAGTTCCCCTGAGCATTTGCCCGCGCCATTTCTTCAGCTAATTTTTTTAATTCTTCAATGACTTCCTCGTTGCTAATCATTCCGTTGATATATGCGTTCATAAGACGTTGAAGCTTTTCAGAGAATTTTTCCGACTTTACAAGGTTCGTTTTGCTGTAAAGTCGCACCTGCTCGCTCAGAAGTTTTTTCAATATTTCAATGGCCAGATTCTTTTGCTTCATTGCGCCAATTTCTTCAAGAAATTTTGGATCAAACAGTGAAAATTCTTCTTTGATGTCGGCAAACAGATTAATAACACCTTCACTCTTTACACTTTGCTGCAGCAGATGATTGATAGTGCTATTCATCTCTTTCAGTGAGAGCGCATGACCGTCACCTTGAGATAGCCTTACAACCATTGTTCGAACAGCTTCAAAAAAGGCCGCTTCCAATCTTTGTTCCGATGATGTTAAACTGGCGCACAAGGAAAGAGATTGCCTTAAAAGCAATGCCTCTTTAATAAACACCTTTTGTATTTCTGTTTTGTCTGGGGCTATCATAAAGTTGACGGCATCCGTTAATTGGGTTGCACGCTGCAAATCAGTTCCGCTGACAAAGGCAGAGTAATCGAAGCCATGAAAAAGCTGTTTACACACAGATAGTTTTTCCAGAAACTTTGGGAAAGCCAGTTTTTTAATGTCGGTATCGCCATAGTTTGATTTATCGCGGTTTGTATAGTCGTTCATCGCCTGCTTTAAGGCAGAAGCTATGCCAACGTAATCCACCACCAAACCGCCTTCTTTATCTTGGAATACACGATTGACACGGGCAATCGCCTGCATCAAATTGTGTCCGGCCATTGGCTTATAAACATACATGGTAGCAAGGCTGGGAACATCAAATCCAGTCAGCCACATATCTACAACAATTGCAATTTTCATCGGATCGCTGTTGTCTTTAAACTTCCTCGCCAGTTCCTCTTTGTATTTTTTGTTGCCGATTATAGGTCGCCAATCTTCTGGGTCTTTATTTGTCTCAGTAATGACTACCCGTACTTTCTCATTCCATGTAGGACGCAATTTTAATATTTCCTGATAGATTTGCATGGCAATTTCACGGGAATAGGCGACAATCATCGCTTTACCGGTCAATAGGTTTTCACGATAATTTTCGTAATGCTCGATGATATCGACAGTCAGAGAATGAATGGTCTGTTCCGCGCCAAGCACTGCATCCATTCTTGCAAGGTCTTTTTTGCTCTGTTCAATCGTGAAATCATCAGTGAGCTGTGCGAATTCTTCATACTTATCATCCAACTGACGCAGTACCTTTTCATCCAGCTTCAGCTTGATCACACGGCTTTCATAGTACACTGGACGAGTAGCCCCATCCTCTACAGCCTGCGTCATATCGTACACATCAATGTAATTGCCAAATACCTCTCGCGTGCTGCGATCCTTTGAAGCAATCGGCGTTCCCGTGAAGCCGATATAAGTAGCCCCTGGCAGACTGTTTCTTATTTTACGAGCAGTGCCGATTTTAATTTCGCCTTTTTCTGTGACTTTTTCCTTAAGGCCATACTGCCCACGATGAGCTTCGTCCGCCATGACAATAATATTGCGGCGCTCAGATAGTGGCTCATCGGATTCCTCAAACTTTTGCATAGTAGTAAAAATAATTCCATTTGCCTGCCTGCCAGCGAGATAATCCATAAGACCAATATCTTTTGCCGTGCTATGCTCGGTAATTTTGCGGCAGGTTGCCTGTACCGGAGTCTGGCGCAGGAAATCTTTACACTTAGAGAACTGGCTGTAGAGCTGGTCATCCAGATCGTTGCGGTCAGTGAGCACAACAAGCGTAGGGCTGTTTAATTGTGCCTGCAATAAATGAGCGTAGAACACCATAGAAAGGCTTTTTCCGCTACCTTGAGTATGCCAAAACACACCGCCCTTGCCGTCTGTATCAACGGCGGAGAGGGTGCTTTCCACGGCCTTTTTCACCGCGAAGTATTGATGATAGCCTGCCAGTATTTTAATTTGATCTGTTCCGTCATTAGAAAAACATATAAAATTTTTTAGGATGTCTATAAATCGTGCTTTGTCAAACAGGCCCTCAAAGAATGTGTCAAACTGTGCATAGCGGGTGTTTTCATAGCTTCCATCCTTGGTTTTCCACTCCATATAGCGGTTTTCTCCGCTGGTGATGGTTCCTGCCTTGCTGATAAGCTGGTCACTCATTACACAGATCATGTTATAGTGGAAGATGGAGGGGATTTCATGCATATAATTGCGTATCTGTAAGTAAGCTTCAGAAGCATCTGTTTCTTCGCGTGAGGGAGACTTCAGCTCAACCAGAACCAGTGGCAGGCCATTTACAAACAGAATTATATCTGGCCGTTTGATACTATTTTCTTCAAACGACCATTGATTGATGACATAAAAGCTATTGCGGCTTAGATTTTGGTAGTCGAGGAGGTAACAAATATTGCTCTGTTCCTCTCCTTTTACGAAATACTTGACTGGTATTCCATTTTGCAGGAAGGATGTAAATGCTGCATTTTTTTGCACAAGGGAATTTCCCTCAAGATTTTGCAGCTTATATAGTGCGTCTGCAAGAGCATCCTGCGGAAGGGTGGGGTTGAGCCGGGAAAGGCTCGCTTTTAGCTCGTCCAGAAATAAAGGACAGCGGTAGTCCCTTGTTACATCGGGGCCATAGAGATGAGTATAGCCCATGTTTTGAAATAGTTCAATGACTGCATTTTCATAGTTTGCTTCGGCAAACGGCATGATTTACACCTCCTGCGGAATTTGGATTTCTCCGCTCATTAGTTTGGGGAGTAGGGTGTCGCGGAGTTTGGATAAGGTCCTATTTTCAAGTGAACGATTACAATTGGAAGTCATAACTTGTTCAACAATCTCATGAAACTTTTCACATAATTCAAAAGAAGGAATGGGCATTTTATAACTAGCAATAGAATCCGCTGATACTCGTTGCCTTCCACTAGAACCTGTCATACTTTTTGAAGCATATAGCTGAAAATCCAAATAACGAATTAGAAAATAAAAGAATTCATTGCAATAACCTTTTTTACCAGTAATTACAATATACTCTGTGGAACCAAAAGCTATTTCACCTTCCTGCAAGAAATTGATATAAGCTCCTTTTCCATTTTCTAAACAAGGAGTTATACGCGCTAAGAGAGTATCTCCATTCTGAAATTTTACGCCTCCGCTATACGGTTTTTCTTCCCACCCCAATGGGAACGCAGTTGTTGAAGCCAGGTTGGACATTTCTATGTATCTTGCAACAGTCCCTTTCGAAAGCTTTCTTGACGGATTTATATCTGCGATATCGCCTAGGACCCCCCAATTATTCTGCGTATCTTTTCTAAAAAACCATTCGTTAAAAATTGCTTGTGCTTGCGCTTCGAGATTTTTGTTGATACGGTTATTTAATTCAATTTTATTATCAAGGCTTGATAGGGCATCTGCTATAACATATTGTTGTGAAAGAGGAATATAAGGTATATCCAAGTTTTCTAAATGTGGAATACGCAAATTACTAACTGTGGTACCTGTTCCTTCACTCCACAGAATCTGATGTTGAACAGGTCTTGACATTAGGGAGTAAAGTAAAAATAAATTACTACATATATCTTCATTAACTTTTAATAGCACCATTCTCTGTCCCAAGCAACATTCAAGATTCTGTGGAACAATACACACCTCCCCCATAGGTGCTTCACGTGTAATAATAAGATCACCTGCAACTGGTTTTGCTCGCTTGCATCTTAAATTATAATTTTGTTCATCTGTATATGATGGGTTAGACAGATCTATCTTCCCATTTTTAATATTTTGATTCCGTATGACTAGCTTCCCTGTAGTTGTCCACTTAGGTGTTGAATGTGGGCAATCTGTAATTGAGAGACAAAGCTCACTTAGTTTTTTAGTTTCCATATTTTTCTTTACTTTCCCCACGTAGTTTTTTGAATTGCTTTTTCCATGCAGAAGAAGGTTTTTTGCATATACAATCTTTTCTTACAAATGCGCATATACCTTCTAGGCTGTTTGAACCACAAATATCAGGATTAGTATGCCTACACCCTTTTGTCTCTAACTCACTGTCTTCTTTTTGCAAAGGAGCACTAAATGGGATATTTAACTCATGATTAAATTTCATATCCAATCGCCCCCAGCTTCTCCTTAATGGTCTTTTCCAGCTCATGGCTTTGGGTAAATAGGCCAGACAACTCCGTTGTCAACCGTTCCATCTTTTCCTCAAACACCTCACCATCGTCCTCCTGCTCTGCAATGCCAACATAACGACCAGGGGTAAGAATATAATCTTGCTTTTTAATGTCAGTCAAATCCGCAACAGCACAAAAACCTTTTTCTTCAACCAATGTTCCAGCCTCAAACGCATCATGCGTCTTGGAGATTGTAGCGATATCCTCATCCGTCAGCTCCCGCTGCTTGCGGCTGATCATTATGCCTAAATTGCGGGCATCAATAAATAATGTTTTTCCCTTCTGCTTTTTACCTTTACTCAAAAACCAAAGACAAACGGGAATTTGTGTTGTCATAAATAATTGAGGCGGCATAGCAATAATACAGTCCACTAAATCAGCTTCAATGATGTTCTTCCGGATTTCTCCCTCTCCACCGCTTTGAGAAGAAAGAGAACCATTTGCCAGCACCAATCCCATCTTTCCGCCTGCATCCGACAGATGATGAATCATATGCTGCATCCAAGCGAAGTTGGCATTCCCTGCTGGAGGAACACCGTATGCCCAACGGACATCGTCCTTTAGGCGGTCTGCGCCCCAATCGGAAAGGTTAAAGGGCGGATTTGCCATGATATAATTTGCCCGTAAGGTAGGGTGGCAATCTTTAAAGAACGTGTCCGCGTTATACTCTCCAAGATCGGCCTCAATGCCACGAATTGCAAGATTCATCATGGCCAGCTTCCACGTTGTCGGGTTAGAATCCTGGCCATAGATAGACAGATCGTTGATGTTACCGCTGTGGTTCTCCACAAACTTTGCGCTTTGAACAAACATACCGCCGCTGCCGCAACAGGGATCATACACACGGCCATTGAATGGCTCTAGAACTTCAACCAATGTCTTAACCACGCATTCCGGCGTAAAGAATTCCCCGGCCAGCTTTCCTTCCTGCTCCGCAAACTTTTTAAGGCAATATTGATAAACAGTCCCCAGTACATCCTTACTGGAGCCATCATCTGTCATTTTTAAGTTGGTAAATAAATCCACCACATCGCCCAGCCGCCGTTTATCCAGCTCCGGACGCGCAAAGTTTTTCGGTAGTATACCCTTTAACCGCTTGTTCTCCCTTTCAATTGCCCGCATCGCAGTGTCAATGGCAGTCCCGATTTCTTCGGTATGGGCCTGTGACGAAAGGTTACTCCATCGTGCATCTGCCGGCACAAAGAAGATATTTTCGCTGGTATACTCATCCTTATCTTCCTCGAAGCCGTCACCCTCCGCAACCAAAGCATTATACTTTTCATCAAAGCGATCAGAAATGTATTTCAGGAAAATCAATCCCAAAACAACCTGTTTATATTCAGATGCATCAATATTGCCTCGTAAAATGCAGGCCGCGTCCCATATCTTCTTTTCAAACCCGCCATTAACAATAGTATATTCAGCCACTTATTTTTCCTCCGAATCTTGTATTTATTAATTTATAATTGATCGGTTTTACACCATTTCGTCCCACGGCCTGAGCCGACTGTCTTTATTGAATTTTCCCGCCGCATTTCTCCTAAAACTTTTTCCACTGTCGTTGGGGAGATATCTGGGCAGGAATTAATAATATCTGCTTTTGTAAATAGGCCGATGGTATCTGTTACAAATTTTCGTATGCGTTCTTCCTTGGTCATTTTTGTATCTGCAATTATCATAACTCGTGCTTCAAAATCCCGGTATGCTGCTAAGAGTACTCCTAGCATATACCGTACAAAAGGCCAAATATCATTCACACCATCATGCCATTGAATCGAACTTTGTTTTAGGGCTTGATAATAAGCATCTTTCGTTTTTTCGATTAGTAATTCTATACTGATATATTTTCCAACAACATAGCCATGCTGATAGAGCAGCAAAAGCGTTAATAGACGACTCATCCTTCCGTTTCCATCATTAAATGGGTGGATACACAGGAAATCTAATATGAAATTAAAGTCAATCAGTAGAGGTTCTGCTTTTTGAATATTAATTGCTTCATGATAAGCCAGGCACATAGCCTCAATCGAGGGAGACGTCTCATAAGCAGGGACCGGCTGAAAACGAATATGTTTCTGACCCGTTGCATCAATCTCTTGAATAATATTATCAGCGCTTTTATAATTGCCGCCAAAGCCATATGGTGAAAACTTATATAAATCTCGGTGCAATTGCAGAAGCACATTAGGTTTAACTGAAATATAATCGTGGCTTTCATGAATCATGTCTAATACAAGCCGGTATCCGAGAATTTCTTCCTCATCCCGATTTACAGGTGCGACATGCTCGTTTTTTAGCTCCTGCAATCGCTGATCAGTTGTGTGAATCCCTTCAATACGATTTGACGCACCGGTACTCTGTATTTTTGCAACCTCAACAAGTTTATGCAAAACATCCGGTTGCTGAGAGTAAAAAGAAGATTGCTTTCCTTTAAACTCATGTATCTGTACCAAAAAAGAAACTACATCACTCGGAATTGGTGTGGTTTCTAAAAATCGGTAATCATAATTTCTCATTAAGAGCTCCTTATCTGCATAACGCCAAGTGTTTAATATGCATATATTATATTCTAAAAAGGAGACAATAGCAACCAATAGTTTGTCTGTTTCTACGGTATTAAACTTTATTTCAAAAGCAACACTGTCAACACTGAAACTCTCTGTTCCATGTATGAGGGCTTTGTTCTTAGCAACGCCTATGTACTCGGCAGGAGCGTATTCTTGTCACAACTCCTGCCACTGTTCAGTCCTCAAAGTCAAGGTTGACCAGTTCGGAATCTACCATTGGAACTACCACTGGAAAATTATTCACGGTTTTTCCCAGAACGTTCAATTAATTTGCTTTGCATAATAGCATTCCACTATATTTTCCCCTCGTTTACCACTATCCACTCTGTTATATCAGACAAACTTATCTGCCCTTCTACATTCTGATCCTCCATCCACCACGAAAACACATCTCCCGCGGTATTCCACTTTGTCTTTCCACCGCCTGCATGAATCGCCTCCAGCATCTTTCCGAATGCCTGAATATACGCCCGCTCATAAGTCGGGAATAACCGGAACTCTGTCCAACGATTCTTCCCGGCCATAGGGCATCCTAAACATCCAACCCGGTAGAATCCCATATCATAAAGCGGATTAATCTCAAGGCGCTCGCTGCGTATATATTCCCACACATCCGAGTCCCGCCAGTCCACAATCGGGTTGCAAATTCTTTTCCCTTTTAATGTGCAGCTCTCAAACAGCATACGTTGCTCATCATTGTCATTATTCAGGATAATCTTCTTACTGGGATCAGAAACAAAGTTTTCAAAAACGCCCCGGCTATTCTTCCTCTTTACACTCTCTGCCCATCGCACACCAGTAGTAATAAAGCGATCCCGGCAGGAGTTCTCTTTACAAATTTGACAGCAATATCTTTGCAGCCTTGTCGGTGGGAATTTTTTCATAGGGATCAGAGACCACATGGTAACTCTCTGGCCTTTGTATATCGGATAATTCACACAGCAGGTAACCCCCTCCAGTTCCAACCTACGAAAAACATCTCTCACATAATAAATCGTCTGAGGTGCATCTGCCGTTGTTAAATTATGATGAATCTCAAATGGTATCCCGGCACGTCTCACAATTTCCCTACAGACTGCGCTGTCTTTCACTCCACTGTCTGTTACAACCAATGGGCGTCCGTATAGTCTTAGGGACATCTCGGACGCCATCTTCACCCTTTCTATCGCTTTCTGCTCTAAATCCATTCAAAAAAGAGTCAGATATCTTTTCCCGGCCGGAACTCTGCCTCCTTCTTTTTGGCTCTCTTGCAAGAGAAAAAAGACACTGATTTTCATCAGTCTCTCCCTGTCATAATAATCTGCCCTTTTCTATTTACATAGTGAACACCATCACCTCCTTTACAGCAAAGCCTCATCATATTCCCGGGTTTACATATTCATTTGCGGCCTCTGAGTTATTTCTGCCTCCTGAAACAGTCCAACATATTGACTAATCTCATCTGCCAATATCTGGTAATCCTTCTGGTTCGGCTTATAAACATACCATTCCTTCTCCTTGTTTTCCCAAATGTGTGGGATAATCCCTTCCTTGAAATTGGGATTACTGACTGCCTTCCTGCCCCAAATATCCCGGAATTTCATCGCCTTGGTATCAATCGTTCCCTCCTTTCGGTTAAGCATTGTCATAACGATTCCGTCATATGTTGTAGTAGAAGATCTGGAAAACTCCAGACGCATACGAACCTACTCATTTACTCTCACATAACCGCAGCTTCCGTTATATGTTGCATCTTCGCTGTATTGGGTCATACCAAGCATCTTTTTTAACTACATTCGCAAAAAATTCACCATTGAACCTCCTCTGTCCTTTTTTATAATTTAAACCATGGCCCCTGTAAGGTTTCTAGTTTCTGAACCAAATCTGCATATTTCTCAACCTTATCAATCACCTAAGCCATTTTCTCATAATCGCTTTGTTCCGGACGAATAAAATAAAGGCTATCACGATAAATAACGTTTACTTACCAACGCCCTATCATAACAGCCTTCTAGTTCTAATTAACAAAAATGACCAGTCAGGTTCAATCCTGCCGGCCATTTTTATTATGTGTCATGCTACTTGATTATCTCTTAAATTTATGCAAGCCTATATCTTTTATTTAATTATATTCCGTATCTGTAATTCACCCCAGCCTTTTCCGCCTGGTTCATCTGGTCTCTCCGCTCAATATGATAGATACGGTTTCTTTTTTTGAATTTAGCGCCTGTCTGTTTAAACCAGAAAGAAACATCATACTCCACACATTGCTGCATGGTATCTAAGATCCATGCGTAATCACAAATCCTGGCCTCTGGGCCAGACTCCCCACCACAGGTAACTTGTTCAATTAATCCGGTTGCCAGATATCTGCGAATCTCAATCCGTTCCAGCATTGGTTCATGAATGAGCGTCCGGTGCCTGATTGGTAAATTCAGAAAAATAGGGAGCCGATAATCGGCCCTATTCTGGTTCTCACAGGTACAGCAGATTGTTACATTGTCATATCCTTCTCCCCAGTCTTTTGGAAGTCCAACCTGGAATCGATGGATTCGTTTTGTAATGATTACAAAGTGCAGGTCGCCCCTCTCCCTGATCATCCTCCATGCTTCGGGCCGCCATTCATCCGCTTCTTCTACAAAGAAATCCGAGGTCATGCAAGTATACACGGTCCCCTCGTCCGTTTGTAATTTATATATACCTTTTCGATTACGCTTAACCGGCAGATCGAATCTGGATGTCCTGGCTATAATACTGCTGTCTTTCCCGAATTCGGCATCTCTGCGATACACATAGCAGTTTAGACACCCCGGACTTATTTTTCTACATCCGTGCCATGGGTTCCAGGTTGCCATAATGCCACCTCCTACATAAATAAAGGGCCTTATGATATGTTCAAAAAGGAACTGATCTGATAACATCTTTCTATTCTATAAGCTGGAAACTGTCGACTTAGCCATTACCTTTCAGCCCTTTTATATATTCACTTTGACTCCCATCCCAATGACAATATATACATCGTCCATTTTTAAAATCATGGGCACAATTGGGATAGCCATATAGGACGTGGGCACATTCAGGGCACAATGCCATCATTTTTGAAGATGATTTTAAAAACTCGCTTCCACACTCATCACAAATGGAATATTCATTCTTATTCATGCTACACTCCGCATATTTCAAGTTGTTGCTCAATACATCTCCCTGACAAAACTAAATTTAGTATTCATCTTCGGGCTGAAAATTATTGTAGTACGATACAAAATTGTTTATAATTTCTTGACGGGAACCAGTACATTGGGTTTCAATCCCGCCGTTTTTCAAGCTGTCAATCCACTCTCCGTCTATCATACAGCCAACATCCATATTGATGCTGTATTTAGCTTTTTCAAGTAACGGAACATCTGAAATATCACCAAGGCAATACAAGTAACCGCATAATAATCGAATATATTCAGAACTGTCCGGTTGATAATTTGCTATTTCCATCTGTATTAAATTGATTATTTCCTGTTTAGGTATATCTTTAAAATGAAATCCGTATTCTTTTATTATTTGTTCTGCTCGCTGATCATTTGTCATATTTGAACTTCCTCTCTAAAAGCCCGATTTTCAATTGCACTTTTAGGCCTAAGAGCCCCCATTTTACTCACCGCCCCCATGAAACACCATCAGGTACTCCTGTTCCCCAGTTTCTTTCTCTGCCATTCTATTTTCAACACGGAACCCTTCCGCCCGGTAGAATGCCACAGCGCCTATATTCTTTTCATATACATGCAGTGACAGGCGCTTTTTCCTCTTTACCTCTGAAATCAGCTGATGGCCGATCCCCTGCCCTCGGTGTCCCTCCGCTACAAATAATCCTGCAATGTATTCTGCGTCCATGCCAATGAAGCCCTGGACTTCCCCGTCTTCCTCAAACACATACACCTCTGCATTTGGCAGCATGGAGCGGACTGTCTCATAATTCTGTTTCCAATACTCCTCTTTTATAAATGGATGAGCCGTTAAGTTTCCCTCCAGCCAAATCTCCATAATCCTATCCAAATCCCGAAACTCAAATAACCGAATCATCTAATCTGACGCCTCCTCTTTCTACTGCTATTATACAGGAGCTGATATGAGATCGCAATACATTTTCAGAACATTTGTTCTTTTTCGTATTTAGCCACTGTTCTGGGTTTGCATTGAGTTTTGCATTGACGGTTGCATTGACTTGCATTGAAAACTTGTATTCAGAGACTTACATTTAAAGCTGCAGCTCCTGCCCAATCTGACTTCCATCCAGGCAGTCCATTCGAAACTCCTCCTCCGTTTTTATGAACAGGTTGTCATTATTGTCTGTATCCCAGAACCCAATATAAATCTCACCCTTCTCCGTCCGAATAGGCCGGTAAAACAGTTCTTCTCCCCAGCCGCTATCTGCCATAGCCTTCCACTCTTCCATTACAGCTGCCAGTTCCCGATCATTTAATTCTCCATAAGTTCGTACTGTAAGCACACCCCAAAGGCTGCCGGCATATACCTCTACATCTGGCGTCATAGATGCAACCCGTTTTTTAAGCAGTTCAGAAAACAGATATTCTGCCAGCCCCTTCTCGGGGCAGCTTTTTAAGCTGGCCTGGCTCTTTTCCCGGATCATATTTTCATACGAGAGAAGCTCCTCCCCGCTTAAAAGCTCCGGCACAAAGGATTCACTTCCATTCCAATAGGCAGTTACAGCCAATGAATTGTATAGATCGAACTCCTGAACAAACGGACTCAGTTCCTGTATCGGATGTGCCTTGCAGATCAGCGTGCCAAATGTTGTCTCCACTGGCCCATTCTCTTTCATTTTCTGCAAACCAAATTCTTGAAGACGGACATATGGTTCCAGCTCCTTCTCGATGTAAATCTGATGTAAATTCAGCAGATACTTCGCATAGCCCTCCGCCGACAATTCCTGAACCGGGAGGAATTCATAATCCTTATAATTACGGATAATCTGACACGCTGCATCTGCATCCCTGGGAACCTCCGCCTCCAGAGAAGCCAGAAGTTTTTTTCTCAACACAGTGGTTTTATCCGCCAGGTTCTGTATCTCCATCGCAATCTGGTTCAGCTCCCTAAATGTGAGCCGCGGTGGCAAGAACTGATCCAACTCCCAGATATTGCTGAGATAGTCTGCCACCTCATCAACGTCATATGTTCTGCACTTCTCCTCCAGGGCCTCCAGCTGTTTCTCCGTCATGGGGAAGTAAAAACAGCTCTTTTCCGAATACTTCTTATCAAATGCCAGATACATCCGGAATACTGCCGATCCAGGCTGCACCACTTCCGGATTCTGCTTCGTTCCCACTGCCGGTTTTGGCGCCTTGATTCTTGTTATGAGTCCCTCATCTGTCAATCGCTCACTGGCTTTCATATTCAAACGGCCATATGCCTCATAATCAAAATAGCCGGTCAGTTCCACCGGCAGCGTTCTTCCTTCCCGCTCAAACAGATAATGCCCATACTGTTCCAGGGATTTTATCTCTGGATGGCATTCGTACTGGTCTAAATGGTCCATTGCCTCCACAATCCGAAGCAAGGAATCCGGTTTTTCATTCTGCAATACCGTCTCGAATACAGCCCGCTCCTGTTCCGACCAGGAACCAATCTTTGCGGCAAGGTAATTTAACTGCCCAAGGTTTGAATCCTGAAACACAAATTCTCCAATTAACAGACGTGCCAGACCGGCCACCGGCGCTTTCACATCCCCTATGAATGGAATCATCCTGGAAGGATGGTACCCGGCCAGCTCCTCCAGGACATGCTCTGCCTGTTCCTCCGAGGCCGGCAGCTTTATCCAAATTCCACCATCCCAGTTTTCACGCTTTACAAACACTTTCATTTAAGCCCCACTCCCTTCCTTATTCCTTCTATATAAAATATGGTTCCGATGATTTAAGTAAGAATATTACCCGGCAGCGCTCCCGCCTGTTCATTCTGCCTCTGAGATTCTCCTTCCTTCTGCCCCTGAACCAGTTCTTCCGACTGAAACAGAGACAAATATCCATTGACCGCCTCTGCTATCTTCTGGTAGTCCGCATCATCTATCTCACAATTCCACCAGACAGAATCCTTATACGAGCTCAGTTCCGGTCCTGTCATCCGTTCCCCTTCCGTTTCTTGTTTCAGACCGGTCACATCACTGATTAAAAACTTCATCTGGTCCACCAGCCCATTGGTCCGTTCTAGCACTGAAACGGTAAGACGGGTATATCCACTGTCCAGGAAGCCTTGCCCCAACTCAATCTTCCCTCTGAGATTCTCCTCCAGTCTCCCATAGCAGGCTTTCCCCACATAGTGCATATCCTGCATTGCAATCCGCCCTTCAAACATCTTTTTCAACTCTTCCGATACCATTCTGCTGCTCCTCCACTTCTATCGTTCCTGTAATCCCTGTAATGCCAACAATAAAACCCCCAGCCGTGATTGGGATATCACACAGTGTCTGGGGACTTTATTCTTGCCACTGTCAGGATCCCGGCAGGCAGGAATCCTTTGATTCTGCCGCCGGTCTTAGTCATAATCGTTGATTGTCTGTGTCATCACAATCCCTGAGTGGAACTGGATTTCAAGCTTATCTTCGCTGATTACCTTGATGGCTTTAATCAACCGCCTGACCAGTTCATCATCAAACTGGCGCTTTAAATAGTTGGTCTTTTGGATGTACTGGCCCATGCCTTCCACTCTCTGATCGTAAGCTTCGGCCAGCTGCTTTTCCCGAATCAACTCCGTCCTTTTTTTCTTGAAGGCCCGGATCTGGTCCGCGATCTCCCGGTACGCCCGGTCGAACTCTTCATCGGCGCTCTCCGTTTTGGCGCTGTCCTCGATTAATGCCAGCATCTGTTTCTGCAGCGCATCGATCTTCTCATCATATTCGGTTGGTTCCACGTTATCCGAGTAGCTACCCAGGATCCGGATGACATTATCCCGGAAGGAATCGATGAACTCCCCTTCATCCTTTACCACAGAGTTGACGGCCTCCATAATCGCTTCGTGAAGCGCTTTTTCTTCCAGACTGGGGGAATGTTTGCACTTTTTGGTTCCGCTCTTCAAGCGGCTGTAACAGCGCCACACCGGCTTCTTGGTTCCGCCGTTCACCCATACCTGCCTGCGGTAAGGCTGTCCGCACTCTTTGCAGTACATGATGTCGGCCAGCACATACTTGGAACTATATTTTCCTCGGATGGTGGTTCCCTTCTTTTTTGCCGGGCGGTAAACATTCGCTCGCCGGGCCCGCTCCTCCTGTACCTGATAGAACAATTCCCGAGGAATAATCGCCTCATGGTTGCCCTCGATGTAATACTGTGGTACAATTCCTTTATTGACTGCTCTTTTTTTCTCCAGGAAATCCACGGTATAAGTTTTTTGCAGCAGCGCATCCCCCATATATTTTTCATTCATCAGCATCTTGGAAATCACCGTGGCATGCCACACGGTGTTTCCCGTCACAGTCCGGATTCCCTCCTTGGTAAGCGTCTCTGCAATTTTGTTAATGCTGTTTCCTTCCAGGTATAATCGGAAGATCCTTCGGACCAGCTTTGCCTCATCCGGCACGATGACCAGATTTCCTTCTTCATCCTTGGTGTATCCCAGAAATTTATTGTGATTTACATACACCACTCCGTTTTCAAACTGCCGCACATACCCCCAGTGTACATTTTCGCTCAAGTTCCGGCTTTCCTCCTGGGCCTGGCTGCTTAGAATGGTGATCAGCATTTCCCCGCCATCCCCCAGGGTATTGATGTTCTCCTTTTCAAAATACACGGCGATATTCTTTGCCTTTAATTTTCGGATATGGGTAAGGGAGTCTACCGTGTTCCTGGCAAATCGGCTGATGGATTTTGTGATGACCATATCAATTTTCCCCGCCATGCAGTCATCAATCATTGCTTGAAAGTCATTCCGCTTACGAGTCATGGTGGCGCTCTTCCCGTCATCTGCATAGATTCCTGCAAACACCCATTCCGGGTTGCTGTTGATTTTTTCTGTATAATAATTCACCTGTGCTTCATAGCTGGTCTCCTGCTGTTCCTGCAAGGTACTGACCCGGCAGTAGGCGGCTACCCGCAGCCGCTTATATTGGGCTATTGTATCACGGCTGTATTCCGGATTGGCTGGAATTACAGAGATGTTTTTCTTTACAACGGTTGCTGTTCTGGCCCGTCTCATCCGGTTTCCTCCCTTCTGCTGCTTCCCTGATAGGAAGATCGATTTTTACACCATTTATTAATTCAAATTCGAACCGACCGTCCTTGTGAACCGTAATCCGATGTATCGTTGCCTTAAAAAGTTCACTATTAAATTCTTTTTGGAGTGGGTTTTCTTCCAGGGCTATTTTCAGTTTTTCAGTCTGGTAATTCTGGTCCTGGATTCTGGACACTCGGTATTGTAATCTGGCCCGCTCATAAATCAGCCGTACCATCTCCTCGGATGGATACTCCGGCTTTTCCTCCAATTCCTGCAGCTTTCTGGTCAGTTCTGCAGCCTCACGGCTATAGGGCAGGCCTTGCACGATGGTTTCCGGCTCTGTTTGAAAGCTCCCATCCTTCACCCCTCTCATCAAATCCATAAATGCTTGGATGATCTGGCTGTTTACCAGGAATATATTCCGGCAACACACCTTGTTTTCATTTATGTAGTGCTTACATTTCCAGACGATTTTTTCTCCCGGCTGTCCGCAGTGCTCCACGTATCGGCGGTAAGGCTGCCCGCAGACTCCACAGACCAGACTGTCTGCGAACATAGAGCGATTCCCGAAGCTGTTAGGCTGCATGACGCGTCCCAACTCTCTGCTCTTTTCTTTCCTGCGCTCCTGTACCTGGGTGAACAGTTCCGATTCTATTATTTTGGGATAGAATTCGTCTCCCAGATACTTTCGGTTCTCCAGGATTTTTCCAACTGTCCCATGGTTCCAGACCGGCTTATGGTTTGCATTGAGCGCTCCCAGATCAGTGAGTTTCCTTGCAAGTTGGTACAGGGAAGCTCCTTCTGAATACTCCTGGAAGATTTCTTTTATAATCTCTGCCTGTTCTGGAGCAATTACTATTTTTCCTCCCGCCATCCGGTACCCCAGCGGCATATGGCGCTGTCTCATACTCCGCTCACCTCCTGTCCATTTTCTTCCAGTTCCAGACCGTTCTTCAGCCAGAATACCAGCCGGCGTCCGGGCAGCACCGTGATATGGTCTACCAACAGCAGGAACAACTCCTCGTCATATGCCTCCAGAATGGCAGGACGATTGCGGAAGACGCTTATCAGATATTCGGTCTGGGATATCTCCCATTCAAAGGCTTTCTGCCCCTGCAGCTGCCGCAGCCGCCTCCGGTGCGCTTCCAGCTGTGCCTCAATCTGGTTTTGTCTCTCGATAAAAATGGCAGAGCTTATGCTGCCTTCGGTTAATACCCTGCCCAGCCTGTAGCCCTGCCGCTTTAGTTCCTGGATATTCTGTTCTATCTCCTGCATCTCCCGGTCCTGCTCTGGGTTACCTTGGATTGCCTTCAGCGCCGCAAGCATGGGGATCAGGATTTCCTCATAGTTGCTGGCAAGCCGGTTCCAGAGCGTAAGAAATGCAGCCTGGATGACGTCCTCACGGACTGCCTTCTGGCTGCATTTCTTACTGTCTTTAATATGCTGGTAACAACACCACTGGATTTTTTCATATGGCTTTCCGATGTAGATTTTCTGCCTGCGAAATTTTGTTCCACACTCCCCACAGAGAATCCGACTGCTGAATGCATACCGGTTCTGATATACACTGGTATCCTCCACACACTGCCGTTCCCTCCGATACTCATAAATCTGGCGGATAGCCACAGCCTCCTCTCTGGTAATAATGGCCTCATGGTCATCTGCTATCAGATACTGGGGCAGTTCTCCTCGGTTGTTTTTGCGAATGAATGGGACTCCATCGGTCGTATAGGTTTTCTGAAGCAGCAGATCCCCTTCATATGCACAGTTCCGAAGAATCCCCTTTACCACACTGTCCTGCCATTCCTTTGCTCCACGGATCGTGGGAATCCCTGCTGTTTCCAGTTCTGCGGCAATGGTGTAGGATCCTTTCCCTCCCAGGTATTCATCAAAAATCCAACGCACGATCTCCGCCTCCTCTTTTTTTATAACCAACTCTCCGTACTCATTATTCTCATAACCATACGGTGGGCTGCTTATAATGAATGTACCTTTTCGGAACCTCCGTACTACCGACCACTTATTATTGGTGGAAATGCTCTCGGATTCTCCCTGGGCGATAGAACTTAAGATGGTTATCATCTGCTCGCTCTTTTCCATTAGGGTGTTGATCCTCTCCTTCTCAAAATAAACGCCTATTCCAAGGGCCTTCAGTTCCCGGATGGCTTTGATGCTGTCCAACGTGTTTCTGGCAAACCGGGTCACAGACTTTGTCAGGATCAAATCAATTTTTCCCTGCCGGCAGTCCTCCATCATCTGTTGGAAGTCATCTCTCCGGTACAGCTTTGTACCGGTCCGGCCTTCGTCTGCATAGATACCGGCCAGCACCCATCCCTCCTTTTCCCCAATCAGCCGGGTGTAGTAGTCTACCTGGGCTTCAAAGGAATTCTTCTGGTCCGCCAAGTTCGTACTGACGCGGCAGTAGGCGCAGACACGTTTGACTTCCACCGCATTGGCGGTGAAACCGTTGCTAACAGGCTCAATTTTTGTAATTTTCTTTACAACCTTCTTTGCCATAGGCTTCTCTCCTTCCTTTCTTTGTTCTCCTGTTAGCACCACATAATACCATAAGTTTTCAGATATATCTAGTGTTTTTACCCATATACTTTCGACAATTCCGGAGAAAATGTTTCCCGGTTTAAAGCATCGATTTTTTTGTATTCCTCCTCTGTGATAAAGCCATTTTCCAGCATCAGATTCAACAGTTTCCGGGCTACACTATACCGGACTTCGTTTGTTTCTTTTTTCTGTCCCATGAGCCTGCCTCCTAATGAATGGATAAATTCGGACTGTCTTCCGGTACCGCTAATGCCGAGTCCTTTAACACAGAAGTGCAAAGCACTTCAATCTTCCCCTGTTCCGGCGAATAAGTCTCCACATCAAAGTTCTGTAAAAACTCTGCATAAGCAATGATATCCTTTGCATTGCGGCTCAAGCGGTCGGGACCGCTCACCACCAGAATATTCACACATCCCTGTGATGCCGCATCGGTCAATGCCTGGAGTCCGGGCCGATTCATATCCCGGCAGGAACCGGTGTCCTGGGAATGTCCGATTACCTCCCATCCCATGCGTGAGGCATATTCGGTTAGCTTCTGGTCCTGCCGCTTCAAGCTCCCATACTGGTCCTCCGGCGCATCAATCCGGGTATATATCCATGCTTTTTTCTTTTCGTTCATAAGTTCCTCTCCCTCCTATTCTGGACTACAACGTTCAATCGAACTTTAAATCTATATTTTCGTTTTGGCTCCTTTTGCCGCTTCGTAATTCTCCGTCATGCTAAGGCCGATACTGATTCGCAGCGCATGATCCACCTGCTTCATATCCTTTTCCGTCAATCGTCCTATGTACTCCCGCAGACGGATATGGTCGATGGTCCGGATCTGCTCCAGAAGTACAACAGAGTGCTCTTTCAGGCCGCAATGGTTGGGACTGATTGGGACATGGGTCGGCAGCGGATGCTTGTCCTGCCTGCTGGTTACGGCCGCTACAATTACAGTTGGACTGAACCGGTTCCCCATATCATTCTGGATCATCAGCACCGGCCTTACGCCGCCCTGTTCGCTGCCGGTTACCGGTGTCAGGTCTGCATAGTATAAATCGCCTCTTAAAATATTCACTTTGATTCTCCCCTCTCCTGCCTAATTTTCTGGAAACAAAAAAATCCCCTCACTCGTATTTAGCAAGGGGATGAAACTCTATGTAGTTTTTCCAGTTCTCTTTTAAAGCCGGACTTTACTCAAGGGATATTTTTTCTGCTCCTTTCGATAATCCTCCCACATCTGTTTCCAGTCGATGCTGTCGCGTTTGCAAGAGCTGTGATTGGACGATTCTGCTCTCCCAAATCGAATATACATTGCCATGGTCCTTTTGTTACCATCCCTCATGATTTGCTTCCTCCTCTGATGGTTTATTCTTTCTATACCACAACATATCTGAATTATCCTAAAACAGCTATCACAATATCCAATAAAAATGGATGGTATTCTTAGCCAATCTGACAAAAGCTCACTGTTTCGATAAACTGTATCTGATGGCGGCGGTTAAAAAAACAGCCGCCGCCACACAGTATAAAAGCGTACTTGTTCTTCATTTCATTTTTATTTGATACATCATGCTCCTATTCGGCACACCTCCCCGGAGCCTGGCAGTCGATTACAACCGGCCCTGGCAAGGCCGTCATGGGCACAGCTTCTTTTGCTGCCCCAGCCGGGATCTCCGGCTGCCGTCCTCATTGCGTGATCCCTCGGTCAAGAGGGGCTGTGACTGGACGGAAGTATCATCATAGGCTGCCCAGGTCATGGCGGGATGGCCCGACCACGGGCCATTTAAAGAACAGAAAAAACCGCTCTGCACCTTCGATATGATCGGATTGACAGGACACTAGAGATCCTGCAGGTGGTCGTGGCGTATCTTTCTATGCCGCTTTCGCTTTCGCGCTGAACAGCTAACGTATCGTAATCGCTGGATATGAAGTT